GAATTTAAATGTAGCTACAAATGAGTTTATAGGTCACCCTTTCTTACAAGTTTTTAATAATAAATTTAGAGATTTAAATGCTGTTAGAGTTGCTAATAAAAGTACAGATATATTGCTTTCTTTTATTTTTAGAACTTTACTAAACAAAGAAATTAATGAGTTTAAAACCAATAATAAAGATAAACCTTTTACTACAGATGATTTTAAAAAGATACTTAAGAAGTTAGAAGATGATGGGTTTGGTCACACGTTAGACCTTAAAAAAGATGTACAACCGTTCTACAACACTATAACAGATGAAAGTACATCTACTAGAACATATGTTAAGATAGACCCACAAAGTGACGGTACAAGTTTAAACCTTAAAGGTATGAAATTTAAAGATAATCAAGGTGCATCAGCAACAACACCTACACATGCTAATGATGGTAGAAGTGTGTATAGTTCTACAAAAGGTACAGATTTAACAGATGCTTATGATGCTATATTCTTTGGTGGTAGTTCAGAGGTTATGAAAACTTCTACAAGTATTTATAACATAGATACTATACGTATAGCAAAAGAGTATTCTAATGCAGAATCGTATATAAACAAGTTAAATACTATGATGGAACATATAAGTGTAGATGAACTAGTAGAGGAGTTTAACCCTATTGTAACAGGTAAGCAATATATTAAAGTACCGATTGAAGTAGGTACACATGTTTTATCTACCTCTAAGTTCAGTAAGGGTGTAGAGACAAAGATTTTACGTAAGGACTCTTCTAAGGTAGTTACAGAAGCACAGCATACTTCTGATAATAGTTCAATACTTATTACACAATCTATACCATCAGCTAAAGGTAAGTTGTTTGTACATAAGACTTTTGATGCTACTGTAAAAGATGATGGCTCATATGACATAGTTGTACATTTGAAAAAGACAGGTAATAATAACTTTGGAGTATACACTTTAAGAAATGTAACATTGACTAGTGAGACTATTGAAGACATTGTTGGAGAAATTATTTATGTAGATAACACTACAAATATTCATTCAAATAGATTTAACCAAAAGTTTTTAAAAAGTAATGTTGTTACAAACGATACATTAGCATCGGCAATAGATACAACTAATACAACAAGTAAAGCTACTCTTAATTTCCTAAAAACTAACATATTAGAGTTAAGAGAGAATATAATGGAAGCTAAAGAATTACTAGAAAAAAGTCGTAATAGCCTTTACAATTCTAATAAAACTCTATATGTTAACCATTCACATATACTTGGTGTACAGCCTATAAAAGTAGCTGTAGGTAATAAAGAAACAGTTATAACCACAGATAACTTACTTGATAAACTTTCAAAAGTAGAGGAGAAAGTTTACGAAGATATGGTTGATTTTATATTAGATAAGTATTTAAATTCTGGAACATACGATACAAATAAGCACATTGATGTAGCATTTTTCTTAACTAAATTAAATGATACTAGAAAGTTTGTTGTATCTGAAACACTATTTGCACCTACTAACTTGGAAGATGAAGCAGAGGTCAAACTAAAAGCTGATTTACTTAGAGACCTTAAAGCTCTTGGGTTGGAATACGCAGGTTTGTTTGACGAAGAAACTACTGTTGCTACTAATACTGACTCCACCTCGAGTAAAGCTACTGATTATAAAGAATTTAGTAAAGAAGGAAGTCTTAAACGAAAACTTGTAGATAAGCATTTAAATAAAAAGAAAGAAGATTGTTAATGTAGAAGAGGGTCTAAACTCTCTCCTATGTGTCCTTAACTACAGACACTACGTTAAAAGTCCATAGAGATACTATTCTTAGAGTATACTTTTACATTACCCTCAAAGAAGTTAGTTTTAACATTATTCATATCTGATACGTTTTGCTTTATCAGTTTCTGTAAGAATGTTTCAGGTGCTTTTGGGTAGAGCAAATCAAGACCTATTAGTTTTAGTCTGTTATTTGCGAAGTTTTTTACTGTGCTTGTAATCAACTCTTCAGAGATACCCATGATTGGAAATTTAGAATTAAGATACAGTGCATAGTCAAGTTCTATTTGTACTGCTTCATCTACTATACTATAGGCTAAGTCAGTAATTTTTGTAGATATATTGTTTTCTTTCACTAATGTTTTTGTTATGTTCCCAAACAATGGTAGATGTGTATTAAGTTCATCTCTTGCAATTAGAGTGACCATATCTCTAGCACCTTGTACTTTATCACCTAGAATAAAGATATATGAAAATCCTGCTAGAAAATAAATACCTTCTAATACTAGGTTTGCTATTGCTGATAGATACATATTATCAGATGTATTTTTACTTAATGTTAGATACTTGCTAAACTGCTCGGCAATAGCTAGGTTCTTTTGTAGTAGTCTATCATCACTCTTATACAGGTTAAATACCTCTTCTGAGTTACCACAAGCATCAAGTAGTACAGCATATGATTTAGAGTGATTAACCTCTTGAAAAGCTTGTAACGTAAGTGTTGACTTTACTAAGGAGTTTGTTGCCATACTTCTAAAGTCTAATAAGTGTTCCTCTTGAATACCGTCGTTAAAACTAAGTTGTGCAAATGTATACTTATAAATCTCCTGTTCATTTGTTGTTAACCTAGAAAAGGCTTTCTTTTCACTTGCTGTATTAACCTCTGATGGAAACCATGTATTAGCATTCATTAGGTCATAAACATTAACATCCCATCCATATTTTGGTTTATTAAAATCTACGAAACCTGTTGGCTTTGCTCCAACTAAACTTTCATCCTGAATTTCACATCCGTTTGGATTAAAATATTTATTCATTTTTATACTTCCTTTTTTAGTCTTGTAAATATAGCAACACCGTCATAAGATTTACTATTAATAATGTCTTCATCACCATACTCTAGCATTACATACATATTCTTATCAAGAGTAGAGAATGCTAATGGTGTATATGGGTTTAGCAGGTTAAGTGCATTAATAATTAAATTACACTCGTCTTTACGTTTTATTTTACGACGTACACTCTTCTTAAATAACGTACAAACAGCATCTACAGATTCTTTTATTTTTTGTTCAAACACTACTTCATCAATGTTCTCACCTGTTGATTTTATAAATGGTAGTTCTTCCTTCTTTAAAGTTACTACTACCTCTTTAATTGATTTTATAATTTCTTTTTCAAGCATTACACTTCCTTTCGCTAGTTTAATGTCATAGTCGGACAATTAACTTTTCATTGAAGTATATGATATAATACCTTTAAAAGGATATGTACCATGCCATCATGTAATCTAAATAAACGTTTGAATAGTCTTACTGAAGAGTTAAACGGAAATAATATAGATATTCCCATTAGTGAAGCTGTAGTGTACGCTACTGAAATGCTGAACAGAAGCCACTCAGCTATTACTCTTAATAATATACCTAATTTATCTGACTTAGGTATTAAGAATATTAGCAAAGATGTATTGGATAACCTAATAAGGAACATAGATGATTCTAAGCCTTTAACACCTATTCAGACTGTTCTTTACAATAAACTAAAGGCAAAGTATGATGTAGTGTCTACAACCACTACAAAGGGTAGTACAGACAATATTTATGATAAAGTGTATAACCCTGATATAGATGAAATAGATACTTATGAGTTAGAGCTTAGTACAGAGTTAACTGATACATACTTACAGCTCCTAGATGAGGATACTGAAGCAGGTGTGTATCAACATAGAACTGCTGAATTTAACTCTCATATACAGAATACATTAGATACTTTACAATCGTTCTGGAAGTCACATGAAGGTACTTACTCACATAACTTACACTTAGCTAACCCAACTGTAGCTGACATAGCTAGGGGTACTGTAGGAGAAGCTAATATTAAAAAGAATTATGATGGTACTGATGTATTTGATATAACTGTATTCCATAATCCTATTAACAAGTCTTCTGCTGTTAGTGAGGTATTTCTCCATGAAGTTATACACACCTTTGTAAAAAAGGCTTTATCATTAAACCCTAGCTTAGGTATACGGCTAAAAAGATTAAGAGCTGAAGCAAATAAAACATTAAATTACTCAATATTTTTACAATCTGCTTCAATGTCAGCTAAAGCTAAAGGTGAAACTAAATCATTTACAGAAAAAGAGATTGAAGAAGCGAAGCATAGATTTGAGTATGTATTTAATGAGAACAGCGATATAGAGGAGTTCTTTGCATATGCAATGTCAAACTCATTTATATATAATGCAGTTAAAGATATGAAAGTTGAAAAGGTTAAGGCAACAAAGTCCAAAGAAACTAATGGAATACTTAGGATGTTTGAAGATATAACAAATGCTCTATCGAATGCTATAAATACATCTGCATCTAGTGAACTACATGGTAATGCTGTTCTTATGTCAACAATGAATAGTATTGTTAATTTTCATGATGGCATAACAAATGAATCATCATTTAGAAAGATGTATTATCTCGATGCTTTACCTGACTTTTTTAATAAACCTATCGACACTTTAAGTAAGTTCTTAGATTTAATAAGTGATTTAAAAGTTAAACTAAATAAGAAGACCATAAAAGCGATGGGTAAATTATTTAGTAAATATGATAAACTAATTAACTCTAAAAAGGTAGATAAGTTTAAAAGGTATTTAGACCTCATATCCGACTTACCAATAGTATCAAAGATGGTAAAAGGAGTAGCTATACGAAACCTTTTCAATCAAATAACTATGGACACAGTTGATGGTAAATTTAGTCAATTCCATACAGACTTTAGAAAATTTAATAATATTATCAACAAAGTGGTTAAGGATATAAAAGTAGAAGCACGTAATCAAATACAAGATTTAAAAGTGATGACCCCAGAGTATATTGAAGAAGCTGAGACTTATGATAAGCTACTTAGAAATGGTAGTGTAGAACACTTAGATAATGTTACTATAGATAATGAAGTTACAAAAGAGTCTATAAATGCACGTTTAGGTGTTTTAAAAGGTAAGTTACGTAATGTGTTGGATGACGCTCAATTCGCTCAATTAGAGGGGCTTAGTACCTTAATTGACACTAGGGTATCAACAGTGCCTTTACAACAAATTAATACTAACAATATCTTAAATAGATTCCATGATAAAAGTAGTAAAGCTACTGCCCTTGAGTTTAATGAAGCTATCGAAACATTAGAGTATATGGATGAGCTTGTTAGTCTTACTTCTTTAGATAATACTTTCGATGACACATCTTTAAAGTCTTTAAATAAGATACTAAATGACGATGAGTTAAAAGCAGACTTATTAGAAAACCATAAGTTCCTACATAATACATTCTATAATAGACATGTTAACCCTTATAGTAGAACACAAGAAACAATTGGTGAGTATTCGATTATACCTCAGACTTACTACAAAGAAGACAACTTAACAGGAAAGTACACTATTACACTGTACGATGAAGATGCTCTTAAATATTTAAATAAGTACAATATAACTATCTTGAATAAAAATGACCCTATTTTAATTAACGGTGTGAAGCACTACAAAGTTAAGTTTACCGATATATCGCCAACAAGAGATGAAGGGTCACTAAGTGTTATAGGTTACGGTACAAATGGTATTTCATTATCTAAATACATTTTAAACCAACTTATAAAGAAGCAAACTAGAAGTAGCTCCAAATTAAATGTTAATAAAAAATTAACAGGTATTTTAAAAAGTTTAGAAAAAAATCCTAAGCAATTTACTACTAGTAAAAATTTCAATATTAAGTATGCTATACCTAAATATAATAAATCTGGAGAATTAATAGATTTTATACTTCCTTTGTCTAATACTGACGTAATATCTGATATGGCTGTAGAAACAGGTATACAAGCTACGTTACCTTATTCAGTTAGTAGGCTAAACAATATCTCATTAAGTTATACAACAAACAGAAGAGTTATTGATTCACTAATAAATTATGAGACAGAGTACGGTACAGACGATAGTATAGCTGTATCACAGCGTACTTCAGACGCTATTGGTTTAGAGCTATGGGAAATGTTATCGCATGATACTAAAGAATATTTAAAAAATGTACATTCAAGAGATGGTTTTAATGTACCTAGAGATATAGCTAATTTGATTATAGGTAGTAGAACATCGTCTCTAGTTAACTTAGTACCAAACGTTAAAGGTAGTAAAGCTGTATTATCTTCATTCCGTACAACTGTTAAATTTACTGAAAAAATTGTTGGTGATATGTTAGGTGTAGTTAAAAATTGGTTAGTATTATTTAACCCTGATATAGTCTCAGGTAACATTTATTCAAATATGAACATGTTATCAACAGAAGGTATAAGTAATGTAATGTACGTTAAGAGTATGAAAGAGGGTTGGAAACAGTTAAATGACTACACAAAGTTAAATAAAAAGCTAGTCAGTTTACAGCTAAAAAAGAATAAAGGACATAACGTAGACCAAAGTATACGAGCTTTGAAAAAACAACTTAATGAACATAGTTTCAATGCTTTACTAAAAGATGGTCAATTTACACCACTTATTGATGATTTAGATACTGAATCAACTACCTATTTAGGTGGTAAGATAGACACACTTTTTAAGTTAACTGATAGTCAAATAGTAGCAGAAGCAAAAAGACTCACTAATATTGATATTGATACCTATAAAAAGGGTAATATGGAAGTTCCTTCTTATTCAACTTTATTTAAACGAAATAAGAAAAAATTAAAAAGGAAAAATAAAAAGAAACTTCCTATAGCTATTGATAAAGCTAGGAGTGTACTTTATGGTCTAAAAGGTAGTTCTGCATATAAGTTAGCTACAAAAGTAGTAATGTATAGCGATACTATTGCTAAAAACATATTACTTGAAAAACTAGTTGCTGACCTAAAGAAGGAGAAGCAACGAGACTTGACCGTAGCAGAACATAATAGGTTACTTAGACGTGTAAGTGAAATTTTTATTAACTACTCATACCCTACATCTGGGATTCAGATGTGGATGGAAAAAGTATTCGGTTTACACTTCCAAAAATACTTTTATGCTGTTGGTAAAGGTTACAAGCATATTATAAAAAGTAAACCTATCGACGTAGCAGAACAACAAGCTATTCAAGCTTTAACATTCGATACACCTGACCCTATTGATACATACATAGGGAAAACAGACTTAGTCGATAAGTTTGCTAATAGGTGGAAATTAGATGATATGGGTGATGTCGTAAGTGACTTAGTAACACCAAACATCTTAGACCCTTTTGATTTTAATTTGGATTCATTATTCAAATAATAGTTCAGATTCTGCTAGTTCTTTATATTTGTTAGCTTTGCCTATGTCTTGTTCAAGATTATCTTTATTACCTGCCCTTAGACGGTATTTAAGTATATTACCAAGGCAATAGGCATCATAAGGTGTTAAACGGTCTTTAAGACCATCTAACGTTGCTTTAATTATAGTTACTGCATCAATATCTTTAAGCACTTCATAGTGTGAGGGGTTATTTACAGCATCATTTTTTTTCATTTTTTTGCTCCTGTGGCATTATTAGATGTTTAATTTCTTCTGGTAGACAATGGTACATTGCATCTACAGTAGCTCTTATATCATAATGAGCTTCTTTACTTATTCTCATGTTGCATAGATGTTGCATTGCTTGAAAGTTAAGTGATACTCTAAATGTATATTCATATGCCTGTGGACATAGCATTGCTACAGTATCGTTAGGTACACCATTGTTTAAGTGTTTAGTTACCATATCCATTATAATATCTAAATCAGCGTTTACAGCATCGTTTTGTGTCGGTGTATACTGTAACTCATCTTTACGTTTTTTAAGTGTAAATCGTGTACTTTCTACAGAGAAATCAATACCTGCTTTATGTCTAGTCATGGCTAATAACGTCTTTGTACTACAAGTAATTTCGTAATGTAAGAACGAATGTCTCATAACTGATTTATGTTTAAATTTATTAGCTACTTTATCTATTAAAGCTCTATCTTTAACTCCACCATTATCGCTATATCTCTGACTCGCATAACACATACGAATAGAATCGCTTACTAGAGCTAGTGGTGTTCCGTATACTAATGTAACTTTCATTTCTAATCTTCCTTTATTTGTTTATTTATTTTATTGGTTCGGTATTACTCTTCTTTTAGTACCATGTATACTATAAACGTAATTATTGTTGGTAACGGTACATAAATTAAAAGCATAGTACCTACAAATGTACCAATAATTATTAGTATATTACGCATACTCTTCACTCTTGAATAGTTCATAGTGTCTTTGGATACTACGCATTTTATTAAACGTAGACCATGATAAGTTTGAATCTTCAGTTACTAAATTGAAAAATCTTGGTTTTAGCACCTGAAACGATGTAGGTGCTTTATACACATTCTTTTCTGCTAAGTATTTACTAAATTCTGTTAAAGCTCCTGTTGTATTTTCTAGGTCATAAAGAATTATTTGTACAGCATCTTGTGCATCAACGTAGTTAGAGTAATACTTATACATCTTAGTATCCCATGACTCTGTAGCTGACCCTAATGAGTTAATGTGGTTGTATTTCTTTGGAGACACACACTTCATAACGCATTTGTAATTGTTTGTATAGTTTTTCATTACTGCTCCTTAAGTAATTATATTTTGTGAACCCTTACCTGTTGCCAAACTTTTAAATGCAAGTATATATTTTTTTTTGGAGTTTAGTTTTTTAGTTGTAAGAGTTCAAAAAGTATAATCAGTTTTTAGACTTGATTAGGTCTAACGTATTTAGTCTGCTATACGTTTCATCATTTCAAAGTAATTACCATCTTCAAAATAAATTTTAAATCCTAAATCTGAATAGTATTTTACTAGACCTGAACCTATACAGTTGAGTCTTAAATGTCTAGGTTTAAGTTGTTCAGTGATTGCATTTACAAGTTCTTTACCATAACCTTTCTCTAGGCTAAATAAGCCATTTAAAGTTAGTATTGAGTTCTTATCTCTACGTACACCTACAAATGCTTTTAAAGCACCGTTTTGTTCGATTGCATAGTAAGCATTACTTAGTTGGTCTGTATCTATCGTATTAGCTTCAATATATTTAAAATGCTCTAAATAGATAGCTCTACTAACATGGATTAGTTTCATATCATTACTCATACTGTATCTACTTTACATTCAGTGTAATCAGCTTTGTAATGTTTACTTACAGCTTCCTCAGATAAATCTTTTTCAAATTTACCATTTACAATACTGCCTGTTCTACTACTTACTTCTTTAACTGTTTCTATTAATACCTTTTCAGGGTCATAACCTCTTTTAAGAAGTTCAGTTACAGTAAAGATGATAATATCACTTTGTGCATCTACTTCATTATACTCAGTATCATGCTCATCTAGTTTATTAATTACCTCTGTTACACATAACTTATTTATAAAGTCAGTCAAATAACTTTTCAACATTACTCTATTAACTTTAGGTACATCATACCCTTCTAGTTCTACCAACTCTTCAAATATATTTGCTATATAATCTAAGTTTGATGGTTTTATCTTGTCTATACCTCTTTCTACGGCATATTTTGTTATATCTTTAATTACGGTCATATTTACCCTTTATTAGTTTTTACAGTAGTTGATATTTAATTTTTACTTGTTTACGTTTCGTTAACGATTTCATTATTGTTGCTAATGCCACTATTGTCATGATTGCTCCTTTATATTTTTTTGTTTATAATACCCATCTAGGCAATTATCGAAAAACTTACCTAGAATATTAACGTTATAGTATCTACGATTTGCAGGAGCATTACACTGAAATAGATAATAAGATTCTAAATATGTCAATGTAGTCTTAGTTGTACTAAACACTATTATTTCTTTATTTATTAATGTATCTTCTTTAGGTATTTCTTTCGAGCTACCTGTGTACCTTTTCCAAGAGTTTTCAGATAATACTACTTCATATGGCTTTATAGAGCCTTTAAGACCCTTCTTCTTAGCTTTTGATGTAACAATATTACCTTGTGCATCTAACACTACACGCTTTTGTATGAACTTTACGTGACCTACTCTTTTACTACCATCCTTATGCTGTGGTAATGTAGAGTTACTCCATACAGTTTTTTTACCTATATACCTCATACCTGATTTGTATGTCAATAGATACACAAACCCATAAGTAGTGTTTGGTATAGTTGTTATAGTTTTACCTTTATACGTCCAATCCATAAATAGCCTTTTTGTAAGTTAAATACTCACGTTACATTATCTCATCATTTTCAAAATCTAATATTGTTAATACATCTAATTCCTTCATGTATATAAGAGTCTGTTCAATTTCACTGAAAGATAAGTTAGCATTTTCGTGCATTTCATCCCAATTTATAGAATCAGGGTATTCACTATCTCCTAATACTACTGATATATCAAGCATATCTTTATACTCATTATAAGTAATTTCTTTAATAGACAGCATACGTTTAAGTATGCCATTTCTTTTAAGTATAGTCATTGCTATATATCCAAAGAAGGTAATGCGTCTCCTTCTACAGGTTGTTCATCGGTAGTAGTTGTGGTTGCAGTTGCAGTTGTAGTTGACTCCTCTGTACTAACATTATCTAAAGAAGGTAACGCATCTTCAGTAGATGGTTCAGCACTTGTATCACCTAAAGACGGTAATTCGTTAGTAGTTGTTACACTATCTTTAGAAGAGTTTGCAGATGTATCATCATCTTCTTGTTCTTCTTTTAAATCTAACCACTCTTCTTCTGTACATTTTTTATATGTATACAGTTTACCATTTGCTAAACGTTTTTCAATAGAAGCTCTAACTGTGTTGATAACTTTAGGCTCTACTACTCCACTTACTAACGACTCTTCATGTTCTGCTAACGATAATTCAGCTTCAGAGAAGATACGTCTTATTGTTGTTTTCTCCATTAATTTATTATTATAGATTGAACGTTCAATATTAGTGTAGATATTGAATTTTTTACCAATCAATTTTTTAATAGTAAATCCTTCAACATTCTTACCGAATTTATTTTTAGTTACTTTTGACCAACTTGCTGTAACCTTCTTACTTTGTTGTGAAATACCCATGAATGAGGTAATAAATGTATGCCCTAACGACATTACTTCTTCACTTCCTTTAGTATAAGATAGTAGTGAACTTATTTGTAGCACTTCATCAGTATTGTTAATTTGGAAGTAAAAATCTACTGTTGTGCTTGTGCCTGATTCTTTTTCATATGCAAATAAATCAATTAGTTTTACAGCGAATATTCCTACTTTCTTTACATACTCATAAGATACTTGCTCTTCTACTTTTCCTGCTTCATATGTGATTCCTGAATTAAATACGTTCATAATTTTCTCCGTTTTGTTTAAATTTTTGATTAGTTTTATGACAATAATCAGGTCAAATTTCTAAAATTCTAGTTTACCTATTTCTTTTGATTCTGCGATAACTTTATCAATGTACTCTTGAAAGTTAAAGGTATTTAAAGGTTCTTCTGATGGTATATCTTTTAGTAAGCTTCTACATGGTAAGCCAATAGTAGTATGATGTACTACTCTTTCGTCATCTTCTACTGCTAGATACAATGCGAAATCTACACCACTAATCCAAGCACCACGTTTTTTAAAGTTACCTTGAGCAGGTGTTATATAACAGTCAGTTTTTTCGTCATACATAACGTGTGCAATAATAACTACATTGATACCATTTTTAATGAATAATGACTCTATTAAAGAGTTAAATAGTTCTGTATCTGAATTATTGTTTGAATGCACATCAAACCCTGAATACTTCTTACTGTTATAGTCAGTCAACATACCATACATACCTGTTACTGTGTCGAATACTACTGTTTTTGGGTACTTACCATATACTTTGCCATAAGCAAGTAACTTTTCTAGTAGTACATCTTTTAGCTTTTTCATACCTTGATATTTTACTGCTTTACTACCTGTAGGTAATTCAGCACTTAGTGGGTATATAGTAGTGTGAGGTACATTAAATGGGAAAGCTTTGTCATAATCAAATGAATATACAAAAACCTCATCTAATGTCGATGCTACTGTACTCTTTGCTGTATTAGGCAATCCATCTAATAGTATTTTACATCCTTTTTGTTGTTTACTCATTGTTATATCCTTGAATTTTATTTTAAGTAGTTTATAGACATACTTAGGTCGTTTCATACTATTTAGTTACTGTAGTATTAAGGCATTACCCATAAAGTCAGTACCTTTTCTAAATAGCATATCTTCTAATTGAGGGTACTTCTTTGCTGTTTGATGTGTTCTTACAATTTCTTTATAATACTTTAGCATCGGTATAATGTCTCTCTCGTAATCTATATAATGTCGCATTACATTGAATTGTACTCCTCTTGTCTTTAATTTATA